TATAACTTACATTAATTACTGTTCCCGTCTCTAACTTCTTACCAATTATTCCATCACCAAACAGAAGTTCGTATTTTTCATCTGCTACCTCTTGTAACAGATAAATTTCAGACTCTTTGTTGACAGTAACGATATTATCTACTTGCTTGAACTCTCTAGTTCCAACTCTTACATTGAGTGTTTCTGTATCAATGTTTGAATTATTTAAAATAAATCTTTGATCTTGAGAAGTATCAACTATAAACTGTTTTGTTAGATATGTTCCTTGATGAATATCTAAGTTAGTAAATGTGGCTTGATTATTAACAACATTTGCACTCACATCTCCAGGGATTGAGAATGTATATTGTGTATTATCAACTGCTCCAACACAAACAAGACCTGCTTTTAATATTAACTGTGTTGCTGCTGATGATACATCAACTGTAAAAGTAATATTTGCCTTTGCTGCGGTTCTTGATCTAGGAACATATCCAATATTCCTTGCCAAAGAAACAACATTCTCTCTAAGAGTTGCTGAATCCAAGAAGGATTCATTAACAACCATGTTAGAGTTGAATGATGTAATATACGTATTATATGCTAACGTATCGATTAAGACAGAAAAATTAGAACCTTCAAAATCAAAATCAGTGAAGTCTGAATTTGCACGAAGATAATCCTTAATGGATGTCTTTATCTGATCAAAATCTAGATTGGTAAACTTAGTAAAAGGCATTATTTTATCTGGTTGCCTCTAGGATGAACGAAAACTGTTGTGGTGGAATCTCTTGCCCAATAATATTAAATGAAATAGTAATTTCAAATTCGTTTCTATCTGCTCTTGGAAGCACATCAACTTGAACTCTTTCTACTCTTGGTTCGTAGTTTTCGATAGCAACAAGAATTTGACGTTCAAGTTGCGATGCAGTACCAAAATCAACAAACTCAAATAGACTAGTTTTTACTTCAGAACCAAAGATAGGATTAAAAAATCGTTCACTTGGTACAGTTTGTACAATATTGCGAACAGATTTTTTAATCGCATCGGCATTTTTTATCACAAGAATATCATTAGTTACAGGATGCCTATCAAATGATAGACTAATGTCCTTAAACGCTC